GTTATGTTTAGAAGGTGCAGAGACGTGGATACACAAAGATGATACTGAGTGGGCAGGAGTTTTATATTTAACACCAGACCCACCAGTAGACGGAGGGACAGTGATATTTGATGAGGATGAGAATGTTGTCACAATGATAGGTAACGTGTATAATAGACTCGTAATTTATCGTGGTGATTTATTCCATCGTAGTCTTCAACCAGGTTTTGGTAACTCAGTTGAGACTGGAAGATTAACCCAAGTATTTTTCTTTGATGAAGCAACCTATGATAAGCACTGAACATCGTTTAGAACTAATAGATATATGCTGTCGCATTATATCTGAAGGTCATGTAACTCTGGATGAGAGGATATGGATGTCTAAACTATGCGAAAAGAATCCACAAGCAAAGCGTATTGCAGATGACATTATGGATTTAATAGAACACCGAGGCACAATTATTACCGATGACTGATGAACTTCTAGCATTACTTAAAGCATTTTCTTATAAGAAGGGTGAGTTTAAACTCTCCTCAGGTAAAACCAGTGAGCATTATGTCAACTGTAAACCTGTGACCTTAACAGCAAGAGGTCTTACACTTGCTAGTATAATGTTACTAGAACAAGTAGAGAAAGAATCTGTTGCAGTAGGAGGACTTACATTAGGTGCTGATCCACTAGTAGCAGGAGTAGCAGTAGTGTCTGGTCTTGATAAGAGACTTCTTGATGCTTTGATTGTTCGCAAGGAAGCAAAGGGTCATGGTACACAAGCATGGATTGAAGGACCAACCCTTCCAGAAGGGTCTAGAGTAACTGTGTTAGAAGATGTGGTTACGACAGGAGGTTCATCAATTAAAGCAGTTAAGAGACTACGTGATGCTGGTTACGTAGTGGAGAGAGTTGTTACTATTGTAGATCGTCAAGAGAATAGTGAAGCAACTACTGCTATGAAGTTAGCAGGACTAGAGTTGAAATCTTTATTTACTTTGGAGGATTTTAATGAGCAAAATTGACACTCAGGGAATGAGTCTTCCTTCTGATCCTAATTGGAAAGGAAAGATACAAGAACATAAACCTGCTCTTGTTACTCCAAGAAGATTATTTACTGAGACTTATGCTAAGGAGTTAAAGATATTAATTAATGAAGTATTAGATGAACGTGAGCATAAGAAGAGGTTAGAGGGAGCATATGATGATGTTAAACCTTTACCACCATCATACTTTGATACTAAACACTTCCAGTATCGTGTTGGAGAAGAGGAACCACCTTATGAGGATTGGAGTCAATGAATTATAAAGATTCTGGTGTGGATATTGAAGCAGGTAATGCTTTTGTAGACAGACTCAAATTAAAAGCTCCTTACATTGGAGGATTTAATAGTAGGATCAAGGTTCCTGTAGGATATGAGGAACCTGTTTTAGTATCTGGTACAGATGGTGTAGGTACTAAGATTAATATTTGTCAGGTTGCTAATGACTATAGCACCATAGGTATTGATCTTGTTGCTATGTGTGTCAATGATGTCATCACTTGTGGTGCTAATCCATTATATTTTTTAGATTATATTTCTACTAAGAAGATAGATGATAGATTAGATGAGATAATGGATGGGATAGTTAAAGGATGTGAGATAGCAGCTATAGATCTTGTAGGTGGTGAGACTGCTGAACATGGTAGGTTTGCTAGTCATATTGATCTTGCAGGATTTTGTACTGGTATTGTAGATAAGAGTGAGGTAGTTGATGGTAGTCTTATCAAAAAAGGTGATGTAATTATTGGTATAGAAAGTAGTGGGTTGCATAGTAATGGATATAGTTTGGTCAATGATATGTTATGGAGACATAAGATAGCATGGGCAGATACTCCTGAGTTACTTACTCCCACTAGAATCTATGCACAATTAGTACAGTATCTTTTAAATGAGATACCTATTTTAGGTATGGCACACATAACAGGTGGAGGTATTCCTGGTAACCTGCCACGGTGTATTCCAAATGGTCTAGCAGCAGTCGTAGATTATAATTCTTGGAGACTACCTGAGATATTCAGTAAGATTATGCTTGCTGGTGAGATACCAGAAGAAGAGATGAAGACTACCTTTAACCTAGGTATAGGTTACTGTTTAATAGTACCTGATGAACAGGTTGCTGTAGATACTCAGTTAATAATTGATGGTCATGGATTTAAATCACATATTATCGGAGAGGTTGTATGCGTTTAGGAGTTATGTGTTCTGGCAAAGGATCAAACTTTGAGAACATCGTTCGTACATGTAATAACCATGAGGTAGTTCTCATGATACATAACAAAGATAAATGTGGTGCTGCCAAGAGAGCAGACAAGTTAGGTATACCTCACTGTTGTATTAAGATGGAGAATGAGGATCAGATTATTCAACTCTTCAAGGCATGGAGAGTAGATCTTATTGTTCTTGCTGGTTGGATGAGGGTGTTGTCTAAGGATTTTATTGATGCATTTCCTGATAAGATTATGAATATCCATCCATCATTACTACCTAAGTACAAAGGTCTCCATGCTATTGAACAAACCTTTGAGAGTGGTGACACTCTTGCTGGATGTACAGTTCATATGGTGACAGAAGAGTTAGATTCTGGTAAGATACTAGAACAAAGTGCTATTCCTATAGAAGTTAATGATACTATTGAGTCGTTAACTGAACGTATTCATAGGGAGGAGTATCGTATTCTTCCATTAGCGATTGATAGATATGCAAAGTCTTGATCTATTTCCTACAACAATATGGGCAACCAAAGTAGAGTTAGATAATAATAAACTGGAAGAAGACATTAGAAAATTCTCTAGTGTAACTGAGTCAGTACAGGTATCTAATGTAGGAGGTTATCAAGGGCATCAGTATGAGAATAAGGAACTGGTAGATATTATTGAGAAGAATGTACCTGCTGTAGAAGGTAAGTCATTTCCTAATGGTTTAGTTACTCATACATGGGCAAACATTAATCCTAAAGGGAGTTATAATACACGACACTCTCATGTAGATACACAAGTACTTCTCTCTGGTACATATTATGTTAAGACTCCTGAAAATTCTGGAAGGATTAGATTCTATGATCCAAGAGGACATTTAATACCTTACATGCCTGACTATGAATACTATTATCATGGACATTCTGTAAATTATATTCAACCTGAAGAAGGTATGGTATTATATTTTCCACCTTGGTTGGATCATGATGTGGAAGATAATGAGTCAGAAGAGGATAGAATCTCAGTTTCATTCAATATTCTATGGTAAATATAAAATTGTATCGTATTACACCAAACTACTTGCATAAATAATTGAAATGTGTTATTATTAACACATCGTTCATCCCATTAGGGACGCAAGTAAGCCGACTCGGAACGGAATCGTTCATCCCATGTTTCATCTAGCAGTTATCGCAACTACTTTTACTTGTATCGACGCTCAGATTCTTTTAGATAAGATGAATGAGTTTAAGATAGAAGAAGAGACACGAGCTGAGATGATCAGCGTAGTGATAGAAGAGACACCTCATTGTGAGTGGGACGCAAAAGCCGACTAAAGGAACGGAATTAAAAACCCCAACTACTTTAGGAGTAAATCCAATGGCACAAGTCACATACCGTGGTGTTAAGTATGACACCAATGATCGCAAGCAAACAGCACAGTCTAAGTCAGAGATGACTTACCGTGGTGTTAAGTTCCAAAAAGAACTTGCTAATGCTTGATCGAACACTTGCATACGCATAAGCATGAGGTGGGGAGACCCACCTTTTTTGCTTTTCTTTTCCAAAAAAGTCGGAAAAATTATCGCAGGTATTTTTCGACCCATAAGGTTTTCTAATAGGCATAAATTTTTGTAAATGTATCAGGAAATACGGACCTAATTTGTATAAATAAAAATGTAGAACGGGAGGAACAAATGCTCCAAAACCCCATTACATTATGGTAAAAAAAGTAAACACTTAACAATGAGGTCATCAAATGCACAATCTAATTTCATATAATCAATTAGCAGGTTGGAATAATAACCATCCAGAAGTTCAAGAAGAATCCAACGATGCTATCAACGATTATTTTCAGTGCTTAGTCGAGTGTGATGACAATGAGAGCGTATGTAAGCGGATCTGTCTAGAGAATCACCTCTAGCACGTCCAACCATCTAGTACAAAAAAGAATATAAAAAGGGGAGGGGTTTACACCCTCCCTTTTTTAATATATAATATCATTACGTAAAGGAGTGTGAATGTTACACATGAGAGAACAATTACTTAGAGCAGTCCTTGCACATGCTCAAGGGGAGATTGCAAAACATAGAGCAAATGTTGAAGTATATCTAGAACATCCTGCAGGTATTGGAGAGCACTCTGATATTACTGAAGCAATTCAAGTTGAACTTGATAAGATTGCTAGGTATGATGATCAGGTAGAAGTTATAAACAAATATTTTAAGTCAAGTCATACGATGTCAGATATAGACAGAAGATCTAGTGAAATATAATGGAACCAAACAGAGGTAAATTAAAAGTATTGGTCATGGCTCTTAAAGAGATCGTGGAAGAGTTGGAGTCGGAAGTTTATTCTGATACAGATCAATACAACAATGCTGTAGGAGCATTCTCTTCGGTAGATCCTACCCAAACATATGATGAGGCATTTGATGATGACGATGGGTACGCAGACTAATACTTATCATAAGTATATAAATTTACCTTTTACTATTGCCCCGTTGCCTAACTTTAGTCAGCAGGGTAATAAAGTATTGCATTATTATATTAATGACTATCCATTCTATCCTATGGAAGAGTGGTTCAATGATCTTGGTCTTACTTTATTCTTGAAGGAAGTATTTTATACTCCACCCTTCAGTAAGATACCTATTCATACTGATCATGCAAGTTATACTAATCATGCAAAGATTAATATGACATGGGGACCTGAGGAAGGGGTGACACAATGGTGGAAGTCTGATAAAGTGGTTAAGAAATCTATGCAAGGTACTGGTGAGTACACTAGTGAAGCACACCATAACTTATGGGCAGAGGAAAAGGATTGTGAACTTCTTTACGAAGCAAACACTAATCGTCCTAGTCTAGTTAATGTGGGTGTACTTCATGGTACAAACAATCCTACACCACAAGGTAGATGGACTCTATGTTTTGTACCTGTTAATCAAGCAGGACAATTCATCCATTGGAACTCTGCACTTGAAATTTTTAAAAATTACTTAGATGATTAAATTAATAAGTGTTACTCCTGACGCTGAGAAACACATGGCATACACTGCTCGTGTGAGCAACCCTAAGAACCAAGAGAATGAAAACTTTGCTGGTCTTCTTAAGTATTGTATTAAACATCAGCACTGGAGCATCTTTGAGCATGCTCACATGACCGTTGAGATTAATACATCACTAGCAATTGCTACTCAGATTTTAAGACATAGAAGTTTTACATATCAACAGTTCTCTCAGAGGTATGCAGATAGTAAGGAACTACAGATAGAAATACCTGCTCCTGAATTGCGTCGTCAAGACACAAAGAATAGACAGAACTCTATTGATGATATTAATCCTCGTGATGAGGCATACATGCAAGCAACTATGGAGGAACACTTCGCTCGTAGTCTTGAGATATATAATGATATGTTAGAGTATGGAGTTGCCAAAGAGTGTGCTAGAATGGTACTACCACAGGCAACACTAACTCGTTTGTACATGACTGGAAGTGTTCGTAGTTGGATACACTATATCGACTTACGTTCTGCTCATGGTACACAGAAGGAACACATGGAGATCGCTGAACAAATTAGAGATCTTTTTATTAAAGAGTTCCCATCAATAGCACAAGCACTGGAGTGGTAAGTATGTCTGTATACAGAGACTATGAGATTAGAATCAATCTTAATGAACTAATCGAAAAAAGAATACCATGTTGTGATTTATTACATCCTGATCATTGCTTCTCAGCAGATCAGATATCACAGATTGCACATGACATTAATATGGATTTGGATTTACATCCAGTATACCATCAGATTGATGAGCATATCATGAGGTATGTTACTGCTGCTGGTATTGACAACTCAGAACATTGGGTTGAGAAAAAATTACCTGACCTAGAAGAATGAAAATAGCACTTGCACTACTGCTTGCTATGACACCTGTCGCAGCAACAGCAAATCAATATCAGTCTGCTTTTGATAATCAACATGAACAGCAGTCTGGATATTCTAAGTCTCGTACTTGCTATCGAAGTGAGTACAGAGAAGAGTATATACCAGGTACAGAAGATGATCCTGGATATGTCAGGTCATGGAAGGAAACTGTTGAAGTTCCTTGTAATGATGACACTGCAAAGGGTAGAGTTATCAGGGAGACTGTAGTTGAGTATGATGATAACGATTGTTCTGAAGGTACTGTTGCTGGTGGTCTACTAGGTGGTGGACTTGCAGCATTTGGAACTCGTGGAAAGGATCGTTGGTGGACTATCCCGACTGGCATTATTGGTGGTGCTATGGTAGGATGTCAGATAGATGGTGGTTAATCTATGAGCAAAGCAATTTATGATGACGTAAAGATTACTATCAACCTTAATGAGTTGGTAGATGTGAGAGCAAGACTCTTGACTCAATATGAAGATTTCTCAAAAGCAGTCAATACTGGTGAGTATCTTGATGAAAATGATGTGGATAGAATCGCATCTAATCTCAGAGATACATTAACATGGGATACACTTTACTTTATGATAGACAGTGCGATCTATGATTACATGGGTTTGCAACATCCACAGAAACCTCATTATGGTGAGACTGCTGGTAATGAACCTGCTGCTACCTTTGAGAAGGAGCAGAAGGCAAGAGAGAAATATTTTAAAGAGAACTTTGATTTAGTAGACCTAGAAGGAGGATCATGGACGATTCAAGTACCCGTAAGGAAGAAGAAGTAAAACCTTTCCCACCATTTCCTGGTTCAGATATTGTCAGGAAGTATACTGATGTGGATGGTAAATATAAGTACACCGAGACTGAATCTATGTTAGATTTTATCTCATTACATGACGGTGAATAAGCATGGCAACCTATCCTGTAGTCAATAAAGAGACTGGAGAACAGAAGGAGGTAAAGATGAGTATTACTGAGTGGTCTCAGTGGTGCAAAGATAATCCTGATTGGCAAAGAGATTGGTCAGATCCATCTACAATGCCAGGTGTTGGTGAAGTTGGTGAGTGGAGAGATAAATTACATAATAAACATCCTGGATGGACTGAAGTCCTTAAGAAGGCAGAGAAAGCAGGTGGTATTCAGGGTCGTTTGAATAAGGTGAATAAGAATTAAAATATTAAATGGTTAAATAATTGTACGTAAACCATCACATTACTGTATGCCAAGGAAAAGAAAAACCGATTCACAACCTATAGGAGTTGGCATGACTGCCAAACAAATGAGAAGGAAGAAGCCAATTAACGCAGACTTCCTGAGAGATATTGAACCTTTAACTGAGAACCAAGAAGAGTTATATCGTTGTTATAAGAATGATCAAAACCTAGTTGCATATGGTGCAGCAGGTACAGGTAAGACATTCATTACACTTTATAATGCATTGGAAGATGTCTTAGATCCTCGTACACCTTACGAAAAGATATACATTGTTAGGTCTCTTGTTGCTACTCGTGAAATTGGATTCCTTCCTGGTGATCATGAAGATAAATCCTTACTTTATCAGATACCTTATAAGAATATGGTAAAGTATATGTTTGAGATGTCCACTGACGCAGACTTTGAGATGCTCTATGGAAATCTTAAGACACAAGGTACTATATCTTTTTGGAGTACATCATTCATCCGTGGCACAACATTTGATAATGCAATCATTATTGTAGACGAGTTCCAAAACTTGAATTATCACGAGTTGGATAGTATAATAACTCGTGTAGGTGAGAACACCAAAATCATGTTCTGCGGGGATGCTTCTCAGTCAGACCTCGCTAAAACAAATGAACGAAATGGCATACATGATTTCATAAAAGTATTGAGGGTAATGCCTTCATTCGATATGATTGAATTTGGTCTACAAGATATTGTACGTTCAGGTCTCTGTAAAGAGTACTTACTTGCTAAAAATGAGTTAGGTATGCAATCTTGATTTTTAAACATGTAGAATGTGATCTTCCAAAGTTATCGAGAGAAACTATAGATGGGGTTCGTTACTATTCAGTTCCTGATAATGACGAACTCCTTAAACTAGTCTCTATAACTTCTGTTACTAGTCATCACAATAGAGAGATCTTTGTGAACTGGAGGAAGAAGGTTGGTGAGGAAGAAGCTAATCGCATTACAAAGAAGGCAACGAGGCGTGGTACAGATATGCACACGCTTACAGAACATTACTTAAAGAATGAGGAACTTCCTGAAGTTCCTCCTATCTCTGAGATGCTGTTTAAGATTGCCAAATCTAAAATAAATCTTATAAATAGTATATACTCTTTAGAGGGTTCCCTCTATAGTAAGCAATTAGGTATTGCTGGAACTGTCGATTGTATTGCAGAATATAACGGCGAATTATCTATAATAGATTTTAAGACATCTAAGAAACCTAAACCACGAGAGTGGGTAGAGCACTACTTTGTGCAGTGTATGGCATATGGTTGTATGTTATACGAATTGACTGGGATTATGATTAAAAAACTTGTCATTATAATGGCATGTGAAAATGGAGAATGTGTTGTTTATGAAGAGTACGACAAAGCAAAGTACATCAAATTACTCACCGAGTATATTAGAGATTTTATTCAATTCAAGCTGGAGAACTATGCCGACTAAAGTAGACGAGCAGTTCGAGAAGGCTCTGGAGAAGAAGTTTTTCTGTCCAACTAAATTTGCTCAATCAATTGAGCAACTTGTTTTAGACAATAAAAATATGAACTATATTGATGCGATCATATATTTTTGTGATTGTAACAGTATTGATTTAGAATCTGTACCAAAGTTGATCTCCAAACCATTGAAGGAGAAGATTAAGTTTGATGCAACAGAATTAAATTTTTTAAAACGAACATCCAGAGCAAAATTGGTTTTTTAATTCCGAAAAAGTCGGAAAAAACATCGAGGGTATTTTTCACGAAATACCCCTTTCAAGATTATGACACCTTTTGAAGTCTATAAAACCTATCTCGCATTAAAGAATCATTTTACACAAGCTAATTATGATTATCATAAGTATTGTGGAAAAGTACGAGCAACCTTAAATTCCTTTTATAAGAGAAAGGATCGTTTTTGGTTTGAAAAGTTAAGTAGGCAAAAAAGCGAAAAACAGATAATTGACTTTTTTGTCTCAAATTTTGTAACTTCGGGAGATCCGCAATCTTTGTGGATTGGTGATATTATCAGAGATGGTGAAAAGACCTATAATTCGTGGAATAAGAAAAATGAGTCTTTGACCTATTTTTTCAAAACTGAGGTAGAATCAGTTATTGACTTAAAACAGTTTGATGAGTTTTTTAAGATTTATGGTACTTCTCATCCAATATTGTTAAAAGAGCATTTGCAAGGAAATTTGTCATTAGAGACTATGGTAATACTTGACAAGATTTTGGGATATAGGGTAAATTTTGATAAAAAGTTAAAAGATCCTGTTTGGCAATTAGTGTCGCAAAATATGAATAAGTACAGTTCTTTCCTAAATATTGATGTATTTAAGTTTAGGAAAATCTTAAAGGAGAGTATAGAATGAGCTTCTTTGACTCTGAGGTAGTACGTGCGGAGGTCGCACATATTCACGAAATGCAAGAGGAAATTTACCAAAGTGTTTGGAAATTTGCTTCATTTAGTGATGAGGAGAAATTAAAGCATGTGAAACTTTTACAGGAACTTTTAGAGAAGCAGAGAGTATTATATACAAGATTATCTTTATCTGATGATCCAGAAGCTAAAGCAATGAAAGATAATATTATGAAGGGTGCAGCAGCACTTGGTCTCCCTCCAGATGTTGACATGTCAGTAGTTTTTGGTAATATGGAGAAGATGCTTGCGAAGATGAAATCGCAGGTAGAATAGACATAGGTCCTGAATAAGACCTTATAAACTTTTCACACAAGCCGAATACAAACTAATACGGAGAATACGTATGTCTTTTGCTAAATTAAAAAAGCAATCATCTTTAGGTTCCCTTACCCAAAAATTGGTAAAGGAAGTAGAAAAGATGAACAGTGGTTCTGGAAATCAGGACGAAAGACTCTGGAAACCAGAGATGGATAAAACAGGTAATGGTTACGCTGTTATCAGATTCCTACCTGCTCCAGACAGTGAAGATCTACCTTGGGTAAAAATGTACTCACATGGGTTCCAAGGACCAGGTGGATGGTATATTGAGAATTCTTTAACTACCATTGGTGGTAAAGATCCAGTATCTGAGCACAACAGAGAGTTGTGGAATAGTGGTAATGAGGACGACAAGACGACAGTACGTAAGCAGAAGCGTAAGCTCTCTTACTACGCAAACATCTATGTTGTAAAAGATCCTACAAATCCTGCAAATGAAGGACAAGTAAAGCTTTATAAGTTTGGTGCTAAGATCTTTGATAAGATCATGGCAGCAATGCAACCTGAGTTTGAAGATGAAACTCCAATCAATCCATTTGATTTTTGGCAAGGTGCTGATTTCAAATTGAAAATCCGCAAAGTGGATGGATATTGGAATTATGACAAATCTGAGTTTGCTCCTGCAGCTCCTCTTCTTGAAGATGATGATGCAATGGAAGCAATTTGGAAGAAGGAATATTCCCTTCAAGCACTAGTTGCTGCCGATCAGTTTAAATCATATGAGGATCTAAAGAAGCGTTTAGACTATGTTCTAGGCGTTAAAAAACCTGCCTCACGTCCAGTATTGGATGAAGAAGCAGGTGATGATGAACCTCGTGGTTCTTATAAGCCAGACTTTAGTTCTCGCAAGGAAGAGAAGGTTGCTGTAGCAGCAGCTCCTGCCTCAACAGAGGAAGATGATGATGCTATGAGTTACTTCCAGAAACTTGCTGAGAGTTAACTTATTCATATAATCGAGGGTTATCTGCCTTCTTAAGGGTTCTACTCACAAACTGAGTGGAACCTTTTTTATATTCCATCATTCTTTCAATATCATCTAAGATAATGGATAGATATCTTGGTTTAAGTACGAATATCTCTCTCTTTTTATCCTCTACCATTTGTTCATATTCAATATTAGTGATTGGTCTTGAGGTATCTTTACCACTTTTTTCTACTAGAGACTCAATATTTGGATCGTTGTAGATTGTTCCATAAGATAATCTTTTCTTCCAATTATAACCATCAAATCTCCATTCTTGACCATCTCTCTCAAACACTTCATCTTTTACGGGGATATAGAGTGGTCCTGGTTCACTGAATTGTAAGGTTGGTGGATCATAATATCCTTTACCTGGATTACCAATAAAGATTTCAATAACTTTACCATTCTCAGTTTTAACAGTTGCAGTTGCTGTTACTGGATCTAGTGGAGGGTCAATAATAATATCAGGTGCAGATCTATAATTATAACCTCTATCAGTCAATACAATACCTGTTACCTTACCATTGTTAATTATGGTATATCCAACTGCTTTTCTATGTGGTGTAGGTGGTTGGACGGTAATATTTGGTGGATTAGCAGGATCATATGCTCCACCTGGTGATGATATGGCAGTAATATTAAGTTGCTCATTGCTAATAGTTATAGTTGCTGTTGCTGTAAGATCCATATTATATGTGTAGATCCTTCTACCAGTTCCACCAGGAACTATAAATCTAGTTCTACCTGGATTTGTGAATGAGTCTAAAGGTCTACTATCCCTACTGGATACGTCTAAAGTTCCTTTTAGAGTCAAACTATCAAGGTTCCAATTAGTTCCTAAACCTATAAAGTATACTGAGGAATTATCTAATCCACTTACATATAATTCTGATCCATCATCTTTAAAGTTAATAGCATATACGTTGTTTTCTCCACCAACAATATTATTAATATCTACAGATTGTGATGCTGTAGATACCATAGATGATATAAGCCATGGAGTTATTAGTTCATGCTTTCTAACTGTATCTGGATTTGTTGTATCCATGATGAATACATTTTTTCCATTATCTTGGAATCTTACACTAGATGGACTTACTGTTGTAACACTACCAATATAGGTCATTGTAGAACTAATATCCCATGCAGTTGCTAATGAATATTGTGCTATTTTAAATCCAGAATTTGTTAGACCACAGAGGTACATTGTTTGACCGTCTGGTCTAAAGTCTATACCAGTACAATATGTAAATTGTAGACTACCTTGGTTCATAATTTTAATATTGGTTTCAATGGCAGTCATTGCATCCCAAGGAGTAGACATAGTATATTCACGTATTTCACCAACGGTATAACCAAGAGAACCATGACATGTAAAGAATTTGGTTCCAGTTGGATTGATATGCATACCTTCAAATCCTTCAGCAAGTACATAGGTTCCTATCCCAACGTATATTGCATTACCTATAGGATCTGGTGGTGGATCAATTGTTATTGTTGGTGTGAAGTTGTATCCGTCTCCTGGATTAGAGACTATGACTTGTGAAATTTGCCCGCTATTAGTAGTTCCAACACCAACAGTACATGTTAGAATGCCCGCTACAGTTTCTTTTGGATCGCTAAATGTTACGCCAGGTTGATATGTATATGCTTCACCAGAATTTATAATTGTTACTTGTCCAACCTCCATATCATCTGGAGGTGTATTTAATACACAAGTTGCAGTTGCAGTGGTTGCTGCACCAGGAGCACTTATAGTGACCCCTCCAATAGAAGTATAACCAATACCTTGATTTGTTACTGTTAATGCTGTTATTTTTCCTTCAACACCACCAACTTGAGCAGTTCCTTCTGCATAGGTTCCTGGAATAATTGTAGGTAGTGATATATTTTTGTCTAGTTCTATAGTATATTCTGGAGCATCATAGAATCCTTTAGTAACTGTTTTTCCTTCTGGAATAATTACAACACCTTCTGTGTCTGTATGTTCTACAGTTTCATAGTGATGTATTCCACCATATAGATTTTCATAGGTCTCATACTTGTCTATACAGAATTTGTCAAATGCTTGTTGAGTTTTTGGCCACTCATCATACATGTTAAGTATGTTATTTGATTGTAGAACTACCCAATCTAAACTTGAATCTCCATAAATTCTAGCAGCAACTACATCTGGTCTATCATCACCTTGAATAGTATATTTTTCAAAATAACTAAGATTTTCAAATATATCTGATCTTAGTTTACCTCTTTTAAATAGGTTTTTTATAATAACATAGTCATCCAGAGCAGTTCCATATTTTGGATCTCTGCTAATATATTGTATTTCTGGTAAATGTCTAAAATATGATGGCATTGTTTAATAACCTATTAGTTCTTGAGTTGAATCGACTTCATCATATTCATCTGCATATATTGGTTCTAACTCCATGAAGGAGAGATTCATTACATATGAAACCATAGTTCCATCTGGGAATGTCATATAAGTTCCTTCAGATGTATAGTCAACATTACATGATTGTAATGCACATGGACTCTTTATTCTATTTAATCCTGGATGAGGATTACCATTATGTAGGTATTCAATTTGGAATACATTTGGTGCTTTTAGGAATAGATCTGCCTCTGATCTTTGAGGAGTCATATTTTGTTTAAAAAACCTTATAATTTTTTTGACCTTTTTTGCTTCATCTACATCTCTAGGAGTCATTCTAAAGGAGAAGTTAAATGGTCTTAATTGGGGTGCTTGGAATAGTAACTCTAAGTTAGGGTTCATTATTCCACCAGTCATCCTGCTTAGAACATTAGATCCAACTGCTTTACCAACCATTGCATTACTAATAAGAGTTTTCATCTCATCAGAAGCATTACCAAGATCCTCTGCCATTCCTGCTGCTGATTCTGCAAGTTTATCACCTTCCATTAATGCTTGACCTAATCCCATACCAGCAGCTTGTATTGGATTCATAGTATCTTCATTCCAACCAACAGATACTGAATCTGAGATACCAGATTGAATAGGTAGTGATACAGTACTTCCTATTATTTTCAGTTTTCTACCATTGGCATCATTCCATCTACTACCACCAGCACTAAAGGTTGTGCCATCACCACCTTCACCACCACCTCCAGATTTGGATTTATATTCTATAGCACCAAATCTAATAAAATCACCTGTTACATTCCCGTCTGGATATCTTATATCAGCACCTTCTTTACCTATAGGTTTAGCAGGTATACCTTTAAATTTATTTAAATCACCTTGAGATCTTTCTTCTAGTACTGCATCTACACCATCAGTACCACCTTGACCACCTCTCTCTCGTGGTATTGCGTATTCTTGTTTCGCACCAGTATTTGCGGATTGTGGTATTGCTGCTGCTTGGAATCTTTTTTCTCCTGCTCTACCTATACCTTCTTCAGTTGTTGTTCTATCAGGTGCAGTTCCAAATTGTTCTGTATATCCTTCTTGGTAGGTATCAATAATTTGTTTGTCTATATCTTTATTAACTCTAGAATTTTTATTTTGTAATTCTTTATCAAGACCTGGGAAGTTTGCTGTGTCTATATCTGTCCATTTCCCATCCATACCAATAGATGCTACTTTATCTGACTCAACAAGTGGTAGGGGTGCTCCATTTGCATCTAATCTTTGGTTTACAAGAACAGATGTTTTTGTTACGGGATCGAATTGCAGAACAAGTTTTGCACTAGCATTTTCAAAGCGAGTACGTGTTTGACCACCTCTAGTAAATGTACCAGCAGGTTTTTGGTATTTTACTTGGAATTGAGGAGATTGATAATTATCCCTTCCATCCAATCCAGTTGTAACTTTTGCCTTTTCTTTAGCCATTACCTAAAGTCTGATTCATTTTTACCATATCCTTGATATCTTCGCACACCTCTAAGCATGTCTCTAAATGTTTTGTTGGTCTCTTTCCAGACAGAAGCATTTAAAAGTCTTTTTGGTTTACCATCCTTTATAGATACAAATTCTTCTATGGGAAGATTTGCTGCATTTGCCCATTCACTCTTCGCAATATCTAGTAATGGACCTACACTATTCATATTATATTTAGACACGGAGTTATAAGGTAGATTTAATCTATCATCCATTAGATTTTCTACTACTAATTCTCGCTTTTGTGGATGTATATAATGTAGATTGCATCCCGTAAACCCATCTCCTTTGACTTCTATTACATATACCAGAGGGAATGCGTCAAATTTATCAATATTTTTTGCCTTTGTTTCATATTGGAACATCATTAGATGACCTATCTTTGGAATTTTTCTGAGAAGATTCTCATCATTCCCGTCACGATCCTTCTTTTCATCCATGATGAATTTACGGGGATTG